GATACCACCCTGACTGCCACTGCTAATAGTGGCAGGATCAATGTTGTTCCGGCGATCACTGGAAACCGGACACTCACTCTTCCGTCGCCTACGGCGGGGATATGGTTCAGGTTTATTTACGGCGGGGCGGCAGAAGAAGCGCAGAATCTGATCTTTGATACAGGTTCCGATACGAATTTCTTCATCGGCGGCGTCGTACATTTGGATTCCAACGCAGACAATGTTTCTGTTTATGCTGACGGCAATTCAAACTCCACGCTAACCCTGACAGATTTTGGTATCTTTGAAATCAACATTCTGGCAAAAGATACAACAAATTGGATCATTTGGGGCTATCAGGAAGGTGCAGACGTACCTGCCTTTGCTGACCAGTAGGAGATGATTTGTTAAATTGAGATAGGGCCGTCCACCTAAGTGGGCGGGCGGCCGTATCTCCTATTGCAAGCGGGGCTAGGAGTCCTGTCCTTGCGGGGAGAAACTGATGGCTGATGCTGTAACATCACAAACGATTCAAGACGGCGACCGTATTGCCGTTATGAAGTTTACCAACATCTCCGATGGTTCAGGCGAATCCGCCGTGACCAAGATAGATGTCTCCGCCCTTCGAGCCGAATCCGGCACCGAAAAAGCCTGCGATGGTGTAACGATCCAGCAGATGTGGTATGATTGTTCCGGTATGACCGTAGATATTCTTTGGGATGCCAGCACCGACGTTATCTGTTGGACGCTCAGTGGCTATGGCTTTTACGATTTCCGACAGGCTGGGCCGCTCACGAATAATGCATCTAGTCCAACCGGGGATGTTAATTTCACTACTACGGGGCACTCAAGCGGTGATCGCTATACCGTCTTGCTGGCCCTGAGAAAGAGTTACTAATGGCTGAAGATCCTAGAAACCCGACCGCAAAAGTTCCGACATTTCAGGAGATAGCGGAGAAGAAGGCGGAAGAAGATCATTTTTGGGGCTATACGAGCAGGATTGCCGAAAACTACCCCGAACATGCAGATGAGCGTGGGTATACTAGCCGTATCGCCAAGAAGTATCCGAATTGGAAAGCATTCTAAGGATGCCCTTTGAAAGCGAGAAGCAGAGAAGGTGGATGCACGCCAATAAGCCTGAGATGGCAAAGCGTTGGGAGAAGGAAGCCCCGTACGCAAGGGGCGGATTTGTCCCAAGCGATGATATGATGAAAAGAGCAATACGGGAAAATACTGGATACAAAGAACTTTCTCGTATGAGAGCAGGCGGTATAGTAGGGAATGGCTCTCTTACTCCTCCTGGAGTTGAAAGCTTTCAGGATCAGGTATGCAGAAAAGCATCTAAGGGGTCCTAATGGCTACATCTGGAACTTCTACATTCAACCTTGAGATTTCTGAAGTTATAGAGGAAGCATTTGAGCGGTGCGGTCTTCAAACGAGGACGGGTTATGATATCGAAACGGCTCGTAGATCGCTCAATCTCTTAAGTCTTGAGTGGACGAATCGGGGACTTAATTACTGGACGATTGAGCAGGGTACCAAGACCTGCACCGCAGGTACTTCCACGATTACGCTGGATTCGGATACGATTGATTTGATCCAATACTGGATTCGTGACGGCTCCGGTACATCGCAGAGTGATCTGCCTCTCTCACGGTTTAGTGTATCTCAGTATTCTACGATTCCGAACAAGCTCACTGAGGGGCGTCCCGTTAATTTATACATTGACAAGCAACGTGATGCTCCGGTGGCTTATTTATGGCCGACACCCGACCAGGCTTACACCTTTGTCTATCAGCAAATCCGACGTATTGAGGATACAGGTATCGTGGGATCGAATGATCCTGACATTCCTGCGCGTTTTCTTCCTGCCCTTGTATCGGGCTTGGCTTACATGATTTCTCAGAAATATCCCGAAGCATTTATTAGGGGTGCTGAATTAAAATCCGAATATGAGTTTCAATGGGATTTAGCTCAATCTGAAGATCGTGATCGTGCTTCCGTACATTTTGTGCCGGGAGGATATAGTTAATGGCTAAATTTGCTAAAGGTAAATATGCTTTCGGGTTCTGTGATCGTACCGGATTTCGCTATAAGATCAAGAATCTTGTCCCCCAGTTTAGGGCAGGCCGGATGACGGGCCTCATGGTTGGCAAGGATATGCTGGATAAAGATCAACCACAGAATTTTTTGGGACGATTAGGCGATTATGCCGACCCGCAAGCATTGAGAAGTCCTCGTCCCGATCTTTCACAGGCTGTCAGCAGAAGATTGTTTGCGTTTGATCCGGTAGGAAGTGGTAATGCTGACGCTGCGGGCAATCTTGTAGCCCATGGCAAGGTGGGAACTGTGACGGTGACGACATGACCTATGCCGAGTTAACCGCAGCTATTAAAGATTATTGTCAGAATACGGAAACAAACTTTGTGGCGGCGATAGATACATTTATCAAGCAAGCCGAACAACGAATTTATCGCGCAGTTAATCTGCCTGTTAATCGTAAGAATGTTGCGGGCACAATTACTGACGGTAACCAATACCTGACAATGCCGACGGATTTTTTGTTTCCCTTGTCATTGGCGATTACCAGCTCCAGCAATCAGATATTTTTATTGAACAAGGATGCGAATTTTATCAGGGCGACCTATCCCAATGCATCTACTGAAGGAGTTCCCAAATATTACGGCGTTTTTGCCAGCGATGCGTTTATTGTCGGTCCTACGCCTAATGCGGACTTCACGACAGAGCTTCATTATTATTATCAGCCAGCTTCAATTGTCGATACAAGTCCTTCGTGGTTGGGTACGAATGCTGATACGGCGCTGCTCTATGGTTGTCTGGTGGAAGCGTATACTTATATGAAGGGTGATACAGATCTGATGCAGATGTATCAATTGAGATATCAGGAAGCATTGCAGCTTCTCAAGATGCAGGCGGAGGGTCGCATGACCAGAGATGAGTATAGGGACGGCACGATAAGGGTAGTTCCAGCATGATTTTTAATGGAGAGGTGGGGGCCGTATCGGTTTTTACAAGCAGTAACGGCTCGTTGCCTAGCGGACATTGGGCAGAACGTGCGACCGATCATATTGTGAAGGTAGGAGATAATTCTCATCCGCAGATTGCAGAGCAGGCGAGAGCTTTCAGGGAAACGATATACAGGACAATTGATTACTACATCAAGGAAGCGATCAAGGAGGATCGATCCAGGATGGTTACCCTGCTGCGTTCGGCAGGTCATAACGATTTAGCTAACTCCGTGGAGAAGTTGTAATGGCAATCAGTCAAGCGATGTGTACAAGTTTCAAAAAAGAGTTGTTGGAAGCGAAGCACAATTTCCTCAACTCTGGTGGAAGCACTTTCAAGATCGCACTTTATACAAGCAGTGCATCGCTAGGTGCTTCCACTACGGCCTATACTACAAGTAATGAAGTCAGTGGTACGAATTATTCGGCTAAGGGCAATACGCTTACGAATGTTGATCCGTCTACGAGCAGTACGACCGCCCTTACTGATTTCGCTGATACGTCGTGGACTACGGCGACAATCACCGCTAGGGGTGCATTGATCTTCAATGAGGATACAAGTGGTGATACGTCGGTTCTCGTTCTGGATTTCGGAGGAGATAAGACGGCTACTGCCGGTACGTTCACGATAGCATTTCCTGCCGCAGACGCGAGTAACGCTATTATCCGTATCGCGTAATGGCTAATGTAACAGGCTGGGGTCGCTCTACTTGGGGCTCTAGTACTTGGGGTGAACCTGTTCCCGTTGAAGTAACAGGTGAAGCGGGAACGAGTGCAGTAGGAAGCGTTACGGTAACGGGTACAGCAAATGTTACCTTAACGGGAGTAGCTGGAACAAGTGCAGTAGGATCAGCCAGTGTTTCGGGAGATGCAAATCTTTCGGTAACAGGTTTAGCTGCAACGAGTGCATTAGGCTCGGTGTCAGTAACTGTAGATGTATCAATTACAGCTACTGGTCTAGCTGCAACAGGCGGATTAGGGTCAGTAACAGTAGTAGGTGATGGAAATGTTGA